CAATGAAGGAGCAGTATTGGAAAGTTCTACATAACCATAACGAGACATAAAGCCAACAACTGGTTCTAGTGTATTAGGATCAAGAACAGTTCCGGTGCTCATCAAAGGAACATATGGGCAGTAAAATGCAGCCGCATCGCTTTCGCTTTGACCTTTATAACCAACAAGAACGTCGTCATTTGTTGAATACTGGTTAACATACACTTTCATTGTGTTGTTTAGAGTTCCGACTAGCTTGGTGTTAGTTGGAGCTTCAAATGCACCTTCAGTAGTTCTTGCAAATGCAGATGTAGTTGCAGATTGAAGAACTGTTAGAATGCTTGGGCTAACAACCAACCAGTTACCTGCACCACGGCGTGTTCTTGCCGCGATGTCATTTGCTGCCTTATTGATTAGAACAGCTAGTGCAGCGTGCTCATCACCAACGAATGTTGCAGTTCCCGAAACAGCACCCTGATCAAATGTATAAGATGCAGCGCCTGCTAGAGACGATAGTGAGCCAAGAATTTCCTGATCAATTTCAGTAGTGATTTCTTGTGCTAGAGCAGCCATTATTTCTGCTTCAACATCAATACCATGCATGGATTGTGCGTCTTGTGCAGACTCAAAAGTCCAACGTGCGCTCAACTTGCGTGATTTAGCTTCAACGGTCTGCTTCACAATCTGGATGTTTAGCTTACGACCAACAGCACCTTCAAGTGTGCTTGTTGCATCTGCTTTACCAGTTGTTGCATTACCAGAATAACCCTGTGCAATTGCGAATGGGCTTAGTGCTTCCTGGCCTGCATTAACACCTGCAGCAGTTTCTGCGTAGCGAACGCGCAGAGTGTGGATTTGTCCAACAGGACCAGTCATTGGCTGAACGCCGACTAGTTCGTTAGCAATAACAGTTGGCATAACACGACGAATAACAGGTAAAATTACCTTGTTTAGTGTCGCGATGTTACCTGCCATAGTTGCGCCAGATGTTGCGCTTTCAGTTAGGGAACGTTTTGTGTTTTCCAAAACAGATTCCATAACTACTTTTTTATTTCCTGTCAGCCCGTCAGTTAGTGCTTCTTTAGTAGCTGACCAATGTTCAAATAGGTTTGCCATTTTTATATCTCCTTAGCTTTTATAATCCGGCTAATTTTCTAATTCTAATAATCTCGGCGGAACCTTCAGTCTCTGGCTGGGTTCGTGAAGCTCTATCACCAGTGACAATAGTTTTGCCTTCGGTTAGCTTTGCCTTTGAGTTTGAAGTTTTTGGGTTATTTTCATTTAATACCGTTGGTAGGTACTTATTAAAATTATCACGCAATTTTTCTGTTTTCACAGATTCAAGCAATGACCCCATAACTTCGCGTTGTTCCTTGTTAAGAGGAGAAAGCATTTCGTTCATGATAGCTTTACGGTTGCTTAAATCGCGAGCGATTGTAGCAGAACGCTTTGCTTCCATGATAGCTTTATCTTTATTTTCAAGGATTTTATTACTTTCTTTCAACTTAGATTCAGTGAATTTAAGTCTTCTTGAAAGTTTAGAAATTTGTGTTCCTTCTGAAAGGGCACTAGTCATAAATTCTGTTGCAAATGTTTCAAATAGCTTACGTCCAAATTCATTTTCCTTTGCAGATTTGATATCCTCTTTAAGGGCACCAATTTCACCACGAAGGGAATTTTCTATAAGTTTTTCTGTTTTTCTTGCAGCGTTCTTTATGAACTGAGAACGGGCTTCTTCTATAACACGCTTTCCTTCTTTAGCCATGTGGACACGCTGTTCTACCAACGCTTTTTTGTCAACATGGAATTCGTTTAATTCTTCTGTTAATTTTGCCAAAACAAATTCTTCTAGTTTGGCAACATTTTGTTTTTGTTTGCTTCTATCTTCGTTTAGTTCCGCAATTTCTTTCTTAAGAGTTTCGTTTATTTGCTTATCAAGTAATTTAGCATGTTCTTTAATAGATTTGCGATATGCAACTCTATCTTCTTGTAGTGCTTTTTTGTCACTTGCAAATTCATTTAGCTCTTCTTTAATCACATCAGTTAGCATTGCATCCATTGCATTAACAATTTGCTCTTTGTCATTTTCATAACGTGCGGCAAATTCTTCGCGCAATTCTGCGGAAATTTCTTCGCGCAGGTCTGATACTTTTGCTTCCCAAGCTTCAGAAATAGTTGCTTTAACTTCATCCGATAGAAACTCTGAGTTCATTATGTTTTCAAATGTTTGGTTCATCATTTTCTCCCCAAGTCTCTAATGAAATTTAATACCTCGTTCTGGAGGTGTCTTTGTGCACTTGGATCATATTTAGCAGCAGTTGCAACATCCCATATTGTTCCACCTTTACGATGGTTCATAAGATGTTCGTATATAGGAGAAGGATATGCATCCGGTGCACTTGGATTGGCAACAATATCAACTGTTATTATTTCAAATCCACTTACATTTCCATTTGCATCTACATCTCCGCTGCCTCTAGAGCTAACGCCAAGTTTTACGCCACTTTCTAGTAACGTTTTGCAAACGTTGCCCATCGGGGTGGGCAACATTTTGAGCTTACCAATACCATCATTGCCATTCATATCTATTTCAGTAATGACATGGGATACACGGTCTAGGTTAATATTTAGGTCTTCTGGGTGATCTGCTTCGCCAAGAACCGAAAATCCTTTAGTTATTTTTTCTCTTAATGTCTTAACAGCATGAGAAATTTCATTAACAGGATAAACACGTTGGTTCTGGTTACGCACGCCGCCTTGGATAAAGATTCCGCGCATATACAAATCTTTTCCACCGTTGCCATTATCTCTGGCCTCAGTGACTAATTCTGCATTTGTCGGTGAAACTATCTCTCTAAGTGGCGTTAACATATCACATTAACCTTTCATATTGCGTGTTGGCGCTGGTTTCATTTTTGTTCCAACGGACTCTGGTCCAGGAATTCCCATTTCTTTAGGCTTTTGTGCTTTACCACCAGTTTCAGTAGTATTTTTAATAGCGTCCTTCATGGGTTTACCAAGTTTGTCGCCTTTGCCTTTTGCAATGGGAGATGATTTACCATCATCGCCTTTTTTGTTTGAGGGTGCGGATACTTTTTTTAGTTGAAGACTTTCTTTGATTTCATCTTCATCATCCATGCCCATATCCATGTCGGATTCGTCATCCATTTCCATGTCCATGCCCATATCATCACCTTCATCCTCGCCGTATTCGTAATCATCACCAGCAGAAAAATCATCTTCGTCAGATTCTCCATCGCCAACTAAATCAGAAAAATAGGATTTTAATTCTTCTAATGCATCTTCAACATTCATAAATGCTTCTTCTGCACCATCATCATCAGATTCCATTTCGGAGTCCATGTCCATATCGGATTCGTCATCCATATCCATATCCATTTCGTCACCGCCCATTTCATCTTCCAAATCCATTTCAGCGTCGTCCATGTCCATGTCTTCCATGTCATCTTCGTCTTCATCTTCTTCTTCATACATTTCTTCGGAATCAATCTCAGAATCATAAGTATCTACTTCATCAGAAACATCATCTTCCAAATCATCTTCCATGTCAGAAACATCAAAATCGTATTCGTCGTCATCAGCTTCAGACATAATTCTTTCTAGGTCTTCGTCTTCCTTGACCATATCTAAATAAATGTTACGTGCATTTTCTACAAAAATATCATGAAGAAGATCGTTTGCTTTATCGGTCTCTTCATTGATAATAAGCTGCAGAACACGTTCTAGTTTTTTATTGCTCATTATATCATTCTCCTATAATATTTGACACAGCACTGTCATATACAATCAGTTTTATTTATGTATATGATTAAAAAATGGTTAGTTTAGGCTAAAAAATCGCTTTTTTTGCTTTTATATCCCAAATCCGGCGTCTTCTTCTCCGCCACCCGTGCCGTATATTAGTTTTAATCTTTCTATTCTTGCTTGATTTTCTAAATTTTGAAGCTCACGTCTTTTTCTGAGTAAATTTATATGATGCAATGTAAGATGAACTTTTCTCGTGTCATCTGGATAATGCTTTGTAAATTTATCATCATCGGCTTCATAATATTCGTTCAATATATTCATTATACTGTTCCCTGTGTATTTTGGTTAGAACCTTCATTTCCAGTTATCGGGGATTCAACGGCACCACCTTCTCCGCCAATACCACCAAGTTCATCTCCGCCAAATTCATCGGCACCAAATTCGTCGGCGCTATCAAAGTCGCCAGTTCTAAACCCCATGTTGTCCATTCCAGCGCCGCCACCTAAGTTGGGATCAATACTGAGTTCATCAATCTTATCACTATTTTCTTCAAAATATAGGCGCTCATTTTCCAGAATTTCGTCATCGGTAAGACCAAGGTATCTTTTTAGAACAAATCTACGACTTAGATATTGTGTTCCTTCAACTTGTCCGAATACTCCTGCTTTTGCACTATCAAGTTCAATTTGACGATAATCACTAAAGCTCTGAGGTTCTGCAAATCTTAGATCAAAAATACTGCTATCAATATTAAATCCACGATGCTTCATAAATCTTTTAAATTCACGATCAAAAACAGGCTGTATAATATTTTGCAATCTCATACAGTATTTGTTGAACCGAAATTCTTGTATAAAGCTTGTACCAACTCTTCCATCCGTGAAGTTAGGCCCACTGTCGTCATGTGCCATTGGCATGTAACTGGACGGGATTCTCAATCCGCGCATCATTTTATCAGTAAAGAATTGTAAATCACTAATTTCACCAAGATTATCACCGCCTGGCAAAACTTCAACTTTAGAACCACGTCCATCGGGAGATTGAGCAAAAAAGTAATCCTCCAACATACTTAGGGGAGAATATTGCGCATCCATGATGGTACTACCACCGCCAGTTTTATTTGGAATACGTTTTTGATGAACTTCCATCTTTACTTTTTCTAAAAAAGAATTTGCTCTATGCTGTGGCATATCACCGATGTCAATATAAAATACACGTCTTTCTGGTGCACGCTGGACGCGATAAATTATGATTGCATCCTCTAGTAATTCTTTTTGTTTATATGTTTTAAAAATTGGGTCTAGTATACTGGCACCGAATGGGTAGCTCCCATCCATTCCTTCAGTCATGGCAATATGAACAATATGACTGCTGTCAACATAAACTTCTTCATTATTACCGTATGCCATTTGAGAACCATATGTAGTATTGATAGTTGCATTATTTGGCTTAGTGAAGTTTGTTGGAGATATCCCCCCAGTTGTTTTGTTAATGGTAAGCGGAGCAGAAGCGGTTTTATCCCTGATATTTAAATCTAATTCTTTAATAATATACTGCTCTGCTTCTTTGCCTTCGCTCTCGTTTATGACTGCGCCCATAACATCTTGTGGATTAACATATAGTAATTCCCAAGTTTCTGGATCACGAATGAATGGCTGATCACCATATTTTATAACATTTCTAAATGTTCTAAAAATGCGTCTGTCCCAATCATTAATATTACACCACTGCTTTAAGCTTTGCTCAATTATTTTTGCTTCACTTTCAGTAGGATTACTTTTATAATTTACCTGAAAAGGAGATGCTGTTTTTTCATCAATTTGTGTGGCAAATTCTGCTATTGTATCCAATGCCATGTTGATTTCACTATCCATGTCCATCTGGTCATACTGCATATATCTTTCTGTTCTGTTTGGCATACCCGTATAAACTTCTGGAAGCCAACTTTGGAAACGGCTATTATAACCTTCTTTTCCAGCTTTTCCAGAATTTTTGTTGTTGCTTTGATGAACAGTAAAATGTTTCTTCCAACTCATATTTTAACCTTCTATTGATTTGTGCTATGGTAGTATTTATAGTTTTTATTGAGGGCCTTCTTGGAATGCGGATACCGCTTTTCTATTTCCTTGATTTAAATCTTCACGTAGCGCACGAAGTTCTGAAATAAGTTCGTTGTAACTTTCTATTCGTCGCAACGAAGTTTTATCAGATATACGTTCAATAATACTATCTGGTATGGTCAATCCGCGCTCTATCAACGTTTTCAATGATTCCTCCTTCTCTACTTCTACCCTTTCCAATTGTGTAAATATTGCGTTAGCCATGTTTGATATATTTCTATTGACTAGTTGTTGATCTACTGGCATGGCATCGTTGGTAATTTCACTCAGATTACCAGATAGCACCGGATCACCAGTAAAAGAACCATGCAATCTACGTTTCTGGTCGTATGATTCGTATGACATTGGTGTATTTTCAACGTATAATTTACTTATTTCTTGTTCTCGTAATAAGTAAAAATCTTCGGCAGACATGGTATCAGGCGTATGCCCCTGTTCTCTCATTCTATCTTCTGCGATTTCGGTAAGAGATGAACCTTTTCCCACGGGCGTAGAAGAAGCTAAAACAAGTGATCCTGCCAAAGCACCTACCGTTCCAGAAGCAGCAGTAGCGGTTAACGCGGTTAACTTTGTTATATTTTTTAACAGAGAAATACCACCCAAAGTGACATTAATGGCAGATAATGCTGCAATGATAGCAACAATACTAGAACCAGTTGGACCAAGAAAGTCACGTATATCTTTTAATACTTCAAGCATATCTAATTGAGACAATGCGTTAAAAACATCTGTTCCTATAGCTTCCAGTGCTTGCTCAAAAGGAACGGCGCTATCCCCTTCCTTAAAATAATCTGTCATTGAAGACATTGCGGAACCGATTGATCCGCCTAATTCATCAACTTTAAGAATACCATCAACTGTTTCCATCAATGAAGCACGTATGGCGTTTGC